TCTTCAACTGTCTGAGTGCCTCTTTTCTTGCCCTCATTGCCTGAGGTTTAAGAGTTCGTTTCTGCTCTTTCTTAGAGTGATGCTGCCAGTTAGGGGTGTTCATCGGAAATTCCTTTGATACGTTTCCACTTATTATACATGGCTTGTAAATGCCATGACTGTGCCAAACTTTTTGCTCCATTTTCTAGCAATTCAAGTTCTTTCTTGTTGCTAGTGAATTGTTTGTACTCTTCTCTCCAGTTCATACCATACACGAGAATCCTTTGATTTTATCGAACTTGAGGACACTTTCAAATTTGTCATGCAAGTCTGATTTATGAGAGATTACAAAGATGTTAGCATCCTTGATTACATACCGAATAATCTTAAGGAACTCTTCGGTTCCAAATCCATCAAGTGACGAATCAAATACTTCATCCATAATCAACAAGTTGGTGTTTACAGAATTTTTGAGTCTAGCGACTTCCCTCCATGTAAAAAGTAATGCTAGATCAATTCTCATCTTTTCACCTTCACTGAAAGAACTGTAGGAAAAATGTTCATGGATGGGTGACTCTACAGTTTCACCAAATTCTTCATCAAGTTTAAAGTTGATGTAGAAATCCATCATCTGAAGATAACGATTTACTTGTTGATTTATGAACGGAAGATACTTCTTAATGATCTTCGTTTTTACACCGTCGTCCCTTAGAAGGGAATAGGCAAAATCGTAATGTACGATTTCTTGTTTTTTGTCTGAAAGGTCTTCAATTGTCTTTTGGAGATTTTCTCTAAACTCTTCTAGCTTCTCATGTTCAGTATTTCTGTTCTGTAGGTTACTGGTAATAGTTTGAATTTCATGTTCGAGATCTCTGATCTGTCGTTGATTGAGGCTAATCCGAGTATTGTTTTGAGAAATGCCATGTGTTAGTTTCGTAATCTCCTTTGTTAGGGAATTGAATTGACGCTCTCTCTGTTGTTCAAACTTAATAGTGGATTCGAGTTCATCAAATCCTTCCTTTAGTTCCTTTGCCGTATTTTGAGCGTCACTAATTCTATTTACACGAAACTCTTCCTCAATATCCTGCCGACAGGTAGGACAAACCGTATTTTCTGTAAAAAACTTATGTTCTTTAGTAATTGTACTTACCTTTTGAGAGATCTTTCCACGAAGATTGTTTAGTTTTGATAACTTCTCTGTAGCACCAATGAAATTTTCTTGATCTTTAGTTTGCCTTTCAATACTCTTTTCAAGGATAGAATTTTGCTTCATATAATGAGTAACTTCCCCATCCAACTTATCAATCTTTTTATTATTAGCATCAATATTTGCATTGCCACGATTCTCAAGTTCTTCAATGAAGTCTTGCTGCATCTTCATCTTATCTTTGACAGTATCTTTTTTTAGAGTCAAAGATTTAATTTGTTCTTTCTTTGTACGAATATGATCTTTGATCAAGTTATTCATTGCAGAGAAGATACGGATGTCCAACAGATCCTCAATCACTTCACGACGATTCGCAGTCGTCAATTGCATGAAGGGCACAAAGGTACTGCTGCCCAAAATCACAATCTGAGTAAAAGACTTATAGTTTACCTTTAGAATACTTTCTTCCAGGATACGTTGATTGGCACGATCATCTGCTTCTTTATGAAGAGGTTTTCCATTGACTTCAATATCAAAAACATTTGGTTTGATTCCACGACGAACCAAATAGTCACGACTATTAACAGTAAACTCAATCTCTACTACACACTCACGTTCGTTGGTGGTATTTACTAACTGTGGTTTATTGATTTTACGAAATGGTTTATTAAACAAACCAAAGGTAAGTGCATCCAGCATGGTGGATTTACCCGCACCGTTTGTTCCGATGATTAGATTTGTATGATGTTGTTGAAAGTCAATTTCAGTAAAGTGATTTCCAGTAGAGAGAAAGTTTTTATATCTAATCTTTTTGAAGTTTATCATTCTTAGGAGGAATTACGATGTCGTTAGGAGTTATCACTGCATATTTGTAATTATAGTGCTTACAAGTCTTTATGGCAAGCTCATCATCAACTTCTACAATATCCATTACAGCATCTTCTTGGTCTTCTAGCATCATGGCATATCTCTCAGCATCATCCTCTTCTTCAAACAGGAACAGAACCTTATGCCCGTGCTTATCCTGAACGGCATAAGCACCTTCGTCTTTACTATCCCTAAGAGTTAAAAGATACATTTACTCCACTTCGCAAGCTTGCCTATACAAATCTTGAAAAATACCTTTGATAACATTCTTATCAAGTTCAAATTCAGACTCATCAATATAACGATTCAGAATTGAAAGAGTGTTCTCTTCCTCGTCAATTTCAAATTCCTCTGATTCTTGGATCTCAAAATTTTCAATAATCTTAAGATCTTGTACTCCTACGGAATATAATTTATCAATAAACTTCTCAAAGTCTTTTGGATTTGACTTTTTGCGAACGATTACTTTTACAATTTTGTTTTCGTATTCGGTTGCATTGAAAAGTTTATGATTGGTATCCTCATAATAGATGTTATAAAACAATTTATAAGGATTATTTACTGGAGTATGAGTGAGGGTATCCGTATCAAAGATAGTGAACCCTCTAGTATCATTCACATCGTTCCAGAACATCTCATAAGGATTGCCTAGGTAGAAGATTTTTCCATTGTCGCTCCGTGTATGGTAGTGTCCTGAAAACACTTTGTCGAACTTCTCAAATACGTCGCACGCCATACCCTCTTCCATGATGTGTCCGCGATGCGCTCTAAATCCGTTGAGCTCAAGGTGCCCCATCGCGCATGTGCTATTAGAAACTTTGATAGATTCGACAGTATCCTGATAGTTTTCCGCATTGATCCAAGGAATAAACAATACCTTTAATTTATCTATGGTAACTTCCGTTACTTTACTATAGGTTTTAATATTGCTATACGTCTGCAGAAGAAGTTCAGGTGAGTTTACGTTATTAGTATTCTTGTAATAACAATCGTGGTTTCCCACAATCATATGAACATCATATTGTTTGAGTCTGTCGAATACTACACGTTTTGCCCACTCCAAACTCTGATAGTCAATTGACTTGCGACTATCAAAGGCATCACCCATATGAATGACAGTATCGATCCCTTCTGCCTCTAGGGTAGGAAAGAAGACATCATCATAGAACTTCTCAAAATAGTCATGGAGGTACTTAGAACCTTTACGGGCACCATAGTGAGTGTCCGTGATGATGGCAACTTTCATCGATTACGATACTGAATATTATCCTTGATGGTATTATAGTCTGAACTGTGCCCAGAAAGCAAGCTGTCGTCAACCATCATAACCTCATCAAATCCAGTCTTCTCAATGATCTTGGTCTTGATATCCAGTTGCTTCTTCTCCTTCTGGATGCGTCTCAGGAAAGCATAATGAATGATCTGAGTAAAGTATGCGAAAGGGTTCTTAGACTTCTCTGGATCGAAGTTATGAATGTATTGAACGCAGTTCTCAATGCCGTCAGAAATCATATCCTCACGGAACATGTAATTCACAAAGTTCGGTTTATATGAAAGGTGTGTTGCAATCTTCAAGAAACACTCACCAAGATAGTTTGGGATGGGTGGTTTACCTTCCCATTGCTTTCCTCTTTCTTGCTTCGGCAACTCAGTGAGGTCTTTATTGAAAGTCTTCATATATGATACTTCTACCCTTGCACGGTAGTTGATCATTGCCTCTAACAACTCTTTGTTATTTACATAATGTTCTGATTTCTTTTTGGGCATAATTCATTACTCTGTATAATATAAGTTATTAATATTATACCATACTTTTAGGACTTGACAACATAGTGAATTATGAGTAGAATACCTTTGTTAGGGTTGAAGAGGAGAACTTAGCTTTCTTTATTATCCTTAAGTTTATAAAGATCTTCTAGTTTTTTACGTGCTTCTTCTACTGTTGTGATGTAACCCATCTTGGAAGAAGGTTTTACTTTACCAGAACTTTTATGATTCGAAGTTTCCATTGGATTATGGAAGGTATCGATACTATCCTCGTCTTCAATATAATTGTTATATATTTCTATCAATCTTTGATCTTTAGTTTCCGTTATTGTAATTAATCTATCAGGTTTTACAATAAAGAAATCATCAGATGCCATTTCCATCCATGATTTTACTTTGATGTGCATTCCATGAGCAGAATGTAATACTTTCATTGTAATTGGATTCTGCATTACAATCAAAGGATCTCCATCATTTTCATCAATAGAGACAAGTGACAAAACTTCTTCACCTGATATTAGTTTTATGATTGCGTAAAATTCATCTCCCATTAGTTTTTCAGTGGTATGTTTACTATGTCGTAATTGAAATTTTCTTCATTATAAACTTTAATTCTTTCTATCAAATGATTAAGTGTATAGTTTCTCCTGGATTTGTAGGATATGTCGTCAGCAATGTCATAGAGAGTTGCCTTTGTCTTGTTATTTCCTTTCCTGAGCACGCGTCCAATAGACTGGAGATTCCGAATTCTAGATTTGGATGGAGAAGCAAAAATAACATTGTGGAGGTTTTTGATGTTAATGCCTGTACTGAACGTTCCATATGAAGCAACAATAATTGCGTTGTTTTCTTGTTCAGTAATCTCCCTTACTTTCTCTCGGTCTTCTGTTGCCACACCACCATGGACAAAAAACACATGACGAGTATCCACTCTATTCGTATTTATCATTTCGTAGAGTGGTTGTCCGTGACCCTCTACCCTTGAGAAAAGAATAAGGGTATTACCTTTGAGATCTAAAGCAAGATTTCTGATAAACTTGTTTCGACGTTCGTGATTGATAATATATTGAACTTCATCCTCAAATGTTTCAAACTTATGTGCTGGGTGCTTCAGTAGAAGCACATTGATGTCTAGTTTAGCAACATGTCCTTTTGCCATCAGTTCTTCTGTCCTGATGATCTTGTAAGAAGGTCCAAACAGTCCCTCAAGGACCCACTTGTGAGTTTGTGTGCCGTCTAGTGTTCCTGTAAATCCAAAACGATATTTTGCATCCGCAAGTTTTGACATTATAGATATTAATGACTTGCTTTTAAACTGGTGAGCTTCATCCCCAACCACTACGTTAAAACGTTCAAAATATTTTCGGGGGAGTTTGTAGATCGATTGCCAGGTAGTAATAATGACTTGAGAGTTTGTCTCTCTTTCCCTACCAGCGTATATCTTGTGGCAAAA